CAATCAGTAGATCACAAAACTCTATGCCTGTCTTTTTTCACCCGCCCATTACTGGGGATTCCTCAGCGCTATTGCGAGGCATCACGATTAAAGGCTGCTACAGGGTGGCGGACAACATTTCTCCTCTATACTGTTAAATCGTCGAACTCAACAGAACAGGTAGAAAATATGATCGATCATTACTACGTAACTCACGCTCAAATCCTGGCGCTGAGAAACGTTGTTGCTTTTATCGTGCAAACGATGCCCGAAGAACAAAAAGAAAATGCCCTTCAGGTTTTGAGAAAATTTGCTGAAATAGAATTAATGGATGGTATCGACGCGCCGCCTACGAGTGATATCACCCCGAAAACAGTTGAGAAGTTAAATAAAGCCTACAAGGCAATCTTCAATGACATTATCGATCTTTCAACGCCTGGCAGGGAATCTGCTTCAGCAAGCTACCTGCAATAGCTCTCGCCCTTATCTCCATGATGGCCAGAACGTTCTTGTCTGGCCCTTTCTCAAGTTTGCTTAGTCGAAATTCAATATTCTTTGCCTTGGTCATCGCGTAACCCTGCCGGTTGGTTGCGGGCAGTTAGCCTGCACTGATTTGTTGTGCGCCAGAATGTCGCGCTTGGTCTGCTTATCTAGCACGTCAATATCGTGGTCAGTCAGGTAGATAATCCGCACCCAGTTGCAGGCGGTATCAACCACCACCGGGGCGGGTAAATCTTTCGCGCAGCTCCCGATCAACATCGTCATCAGGCATATGGCTAACAGTCTGCTGTACATCACTGGCCCCTTTCGTAACTTCCGCCTTACGTTCTGCCGCGGCAATGCTGGCCGCAGCGTTCTCTTCGATACGCTGCTGCTCTGCTTTGGCTTCTGCCTTGCTGGTTCCGCGTGAATGGCCTAACCCAAATGCGCCAGCGATAACGGCCAGTAACGCAGTTGCCAGACCAATAATCATTTCAATGCCCATAGCGACCTCACATCAGTACTGATTTAGCCTGGTTAAACAGCGCTCGGCGTTTATCCAGACCGTTGCGGCCACCGTTAATAAGCAGGGTTACGCGCTCAACATCACCGGAATGAAGAAGGCAACCGTGGGAAACATAAAACCATGCGGCTGAACGAGCGGCATAATCATCTCGCTCCAGCAGCTCAGGCTGGGTAACAAGGTCAAGCTTCAGCGCCTGTCCGCAGCTGCGATAGTTGCTCAAGCCCGTAACTTGTTTCAGTCCGCGACCGCTATATTTCCAGCCATCACCGGCAACCTGATTACCGAGATTCTTTTTTCCCCACTCGCCCCCATACACCAGATTAGCGATTGCTCGCTGATTCGCTGGTTGTGTTGCCGTTCTGCCGAGTGCGGCGGCCTGCTGGGCGGTGATACGGTGTTTACCGAACGTAGGCACAAGGCTATCTGCTGCATAGTTCAGATTTTCCACCAGCCGGGTAAAGCCTCCTGACTCGTGCCCCATCTGGGCAATGAACATCGCCTGGTCGAGTGGAGCAGTGATGCCGAATTCTTTCATCGCAGCATCAATATGCGGAAACCAGCGCGCAGCTAACCCGGCGCTGATACCAGCCGCCTTCTGGAATTGTGATTTATTCATCAGTGCCTCAGTGCATCAACCAGTCGCGCCACATTCCCCCTGAACCAGAGAACCGCGCCGCAGATAAGAATGTTAGCCAGCACCACCAGCCAGTGGGATGACTCGTACAGGCCAAACAGGAAACGGAAAGGGATGCTGGCGTAAACCAGCACAGTGAAGTAAGCCATCAGCGATATCATGGGGCGGTGTCTTGACCCGTCGCGCCGGTAGAACATCAACGCAACAACAATTACAGCGCATATCACCGCATTGATGATTGCGCTCGGATCACTTGTTACCATTGCTTGTCCCTCCTCCACGTAAGCGAGAGAGAATCCCAAACAGGCTACCCAGGTCCTGACTGTTTACGAACGTCAGCAACTTAATGGCTATGGCTGCCACGATTACCGCTCCGAGTGCATCAAGCGGCCTGTCGTTGTAACCAGTCCACTTTGAGAAGTACGACCCCAGCAGAGGAGCACCAATCACACCGAATATGAAT